AAACGCTCTGAGGCGCATCAGAGGCAAGAAGGTCGATGAGGGCCATTCGGTTACCTTAAAGGGACTTGCGTCGCAAACCCATGGTAACCGAAACGGTACACGAAAGAAGGCGGCACCGACCCGAAGGTCAACGCCGCCTCTTCCTTGGCTCTTCAACTGACTGGGCTGTCGATTCTGCTGGACGGTGAAGAACAGCCTTCGTCGACTGACACACGCTCGGTCGGCATGACCCGCTACCAAACGCTGCCCTCTCAACACCACCGCCGCGCCCCCTCCTGAAGGCCACCTTCCGGATTTTACTCCGTGAGCAAGCCTCCAATCCCAAGCCGCCGAAACGACTCGACCGGAGTAACGACCGGTTTCCCCACCTGGCTCGCACCAAGCAGATTCCCCCGTCGCCTTGACCCTTCTTCTCTGCCGCCCGAAGACGACCGAACCTCTGGGTCCTACACGAACACTCGATCCGGGTGTTACCCGGTGCCCCAGAACTGCAAGTAGGCCGAAACCCCTCCACGATCCTGAAGTGGACGCCGCTTTCCCTCCGGTTGTCCAGCCGAAACTGGCTTCCCGTCGGTCCCTAACGTCCTCGCGCTTACGGTGAAGTTGTCAAACTATGTCACCCAGCCGTTGCTGAGCACGCAGAGTGGACCAAAGCCGTCGGACGTGCGCAAACAGAAATTCCGAAAGCCGCAGGAAAAGTCGTAAGTTCCTGAGCATCAACCCTTTGGGTTCTCCACATCTCCACAAGTTAGTCGCACGCCATGGCTCCGAGCGTTTCCATCTCGTTCCAGTAATCCCCATGAAGCGTGCGCAGCTTCCTGGCTGCTTCCTTGGCCTGCGAGGTGTTTCTTCGCCAGATAGCGCCTGTTTCTGGAACACAGAGGTCTGCTGCTGTTGCCTTGGACGTAGCGCGTCCGCTACATGACGCGAGGAAGGCAACGGAGAGCCCAAGAGGGTTGGAAACCACGAGGCAGCACTCGACAAGATCCGGCTTTCGCCCTCCCATGGGCGCTTCCGTAGGGTCGAAGCCGAAGTAGACGTTGAACAGCCATTCGTCTTCTTCCTGAGCTTGCCTCCCCAACCTGTCTCCTAGCCACTCAGCGTTGAGGAGATGTCGCGAGATCCGCGTAGAGTAGTTCTTGGCAAAAGCGACGTGCGTCCTCATGCCTTCGTATACCCCCATGCGGGTTCCCGGGCGAAATTGCTAGGATAGCGAGACTTCCAAGGAACTAAGCGAATGGCTACCGACGGACAGAATATCCCGCAGACGCCTCCGCCCGACACTCCTACAGGGGCACCAGGGCCAGCCGGAAAGACCAAGGACGAGTGGTGGGGCTACGCCATTCGTAAGCTCGGTGGCGGGATCATCGACATCGAAATGACCGACGAGCAGAAGCAGGACTGCTTGGACGACGCCGACAGGTGGTTCGCTGAGCGCATCGGCTTCATCAAGTACTCGCAGCTTCCACTGATCCCTGGGCAGTCGGAGTACTTCCTCTCGTCTGACACAATTGAGGTTTATGACCTCTGGCTCCCGAGCTTCCAGCTTCCAACCCTCGACGTGGACAGCTTCTCGTTCACCTACTTCACGTCGCTGTTCGGCGCCTGGACCTCGCCGCAGCAGGCTCCGATGCCCTACTCGGACCTTGTGCAACGGCTTCAATACCTGGAGACCATCGGTCGCCTCTTCAGCACCGACCGCGATTGGGACTGGCAGCCGGAACTACGCCGTTTGGTGATCGCTCCGCCCCCGCGGGCTGGGGGTCTTGGAACCATGATCTCAAGCGCGATCATCAAAGCCGGCTCAGCAGACATTCGGACCGAGCAGCTTGACCCCAGGAGCGGGGACTACTACCGGCGCAAGCTCATGATCGAGGCGATGCGAACCCTTGGTCAGATTCGAGACACCTACGACGCCTACCCCACGGTGGGCGGCGAACGCACCATGAACGGTGGCGCGTTGATTCAGCGCGCCGACCAGATGCAGCAGAAGCTCGATCAAGACGCAATCAACTGGGAGCGTTCGACTCCCATCATCTCCGGGTAGCCGCAAGGCAAAGGTAAGGAGACCTATGAACGCGAGACCCATCCACGACCGGATCTTCGTCAAGTTGGACGCACCAGACGTGATGACCAAGGGCGGCCTTTGGCTTCCCACCACCGGGCAGAAGCCCAAGCGAATGGGCGAGGTGCTCGCTGTTGGCCCTGGGACGTACAACCAACAGGGCCGGTTCATCAAGACGACGCTCAAGGTCGGTGACCGCGTCATCTTCGGCGCCTACGCTGGAACCGAGATCAAGATCGACGGCGAGAAGATCAGGGTCATGCGTGAATCCGACATCGCGGGCGCCTTCGAGGGCGAGTCCGACGAGATCGAGACGGGATCGGTGGAGATGAAGCGCGAAGGCGCGCACACTTGGTACCAGTAGGTCGTAGATGAGCACCAGTCCAAGTCGCAAGCCAAACATCTTCGGATTCGACCCGTTCATGGCCGTCGATACGACCAAGGCGAACCTGCTTTACGGTCGTGTCGACATCCCGTCAGATGTGAGATCGGACAGCGAAGACGCCGAAGCTGAGGCGATCAAGAAGACGGCGCAGGAAGTCGATCCTCAGATGGATCGCACGCTGCCGTGGGCTCTTCTTATGGGCGGGATGTTCAAGTTCCTCTACAAGAAGGCCGAGAAGGAAGAGAACCGGCGTGCGGGTCGTAAGGAACGTGGTCCGAATGATCCGTTCCCTCGACCCATCAAGATCACTCCTCAGGACTGGGCAGAAGCCTTCAACATCATCACGGTGAGCTACGTCAAAGCCGACTTCTTGAAGCGCCCCGATGTGGTCGACAGAAAGAACTTGGCAGGCGGCGGCAAGGTTGACCTCGTCCTCATGACGCAAACCAGAGGAAAGGGCGGGGCCAAGACTGAGGACTATCTCAGCCCGGAACGGATCGGCGAGACACGCAAGCGTCTCCGTCGCATGGAAAGGCACAGGTTGGAGATGGCGGAGAACCCGCGAGTCCAGGACTACCTGCAATCCTTGCGAAAGCCTGCCATCAACTAGAATCGAACTATGCCTGACGTTCGCCCAGAAGACGAGATCTACAAGAAGGGTAGGGATAACGACGACATCCCTGACTCCTCTGAGATCCCAGAAGAGGATCTCGGCGTCCGCGCAGTTGCGGACACCGAGCGGGGCAAGCAGTCAGAACAGCAGACGCCGAACACTCTCCGTGACACCTTCTTCGGTCCTCGCGACAAGGAGTATCTGGACTTCCTTGCGCGGCGGATGACGAAGTTGCGTGGAACGTACGCCTATTACTACATCCTGACTTCTCAGACCGAGCGAACGGACGACATCCTTCCTGTTACCAAGAACCGGATCTCACAACCGCTCGATTCGACTCGACACGCAGGTGGGGGCATTCCGAGAGACTTGGAAGAGGCCAAGGGGATCGCAGCCATGTATGGCGAGCCGGTCTCAGTGGGCCGACGTCTCAACTCGGTCGAACGCGAGTTCCACCCTGATTGGGAGTTCGCCGAGCCGGTCCAGGTTCGTGGAGTCCTCACAGACCCCGAGCGAGCGGAGATCCCGGATCAGCGCGGTTCGATCTACACCCATCGCATCCGGCTCTCTCTAGCGCGGGTTCTGTGCGAGACGGAATGGTGCATTCGTCCTCGCGTGGGAGACATGGTCCGAATTCCCGATATGACCAACCCGCCGCGCCCCCAGGACAACTACTACGACGTGGAAGAAGTCGTCATCAACGACACGCGGTTCGGATCTACCGGGCACTTTACTGCGTTTACCCTTCAGCTTTCCCGTTCGACGCGGCACGCGCCGCAGCGTAAGATTCCTGAGAAGGACAAGCGGGACGCCCCTAATCCCCCGGTGTGAGGCTCACATGGAACTCGACAAGCTGAAGCTCAGGCGTCTCTGCGAAGCCAAGAGGCTGAAGGCTCGCGTTGCACGAACCTCGAAGACACTGAAGGGCATCCAGCAGGGCAACCCAAAGGCTTCTCGGGTGAAGACCACCAAGGTTCTGACGACCAACGAGAAGGGGAGTCAGATCTACGCCTCACAACCTACTATCGGAGGCGCTGCCAAGGAGGCGGTCGAAGACGATGTGAACCTGGATGAAGGCAAGCGACCGCACACGCCCGAGTTCGTCCGGCACTGCGTGACTGCGATCACTGAGAAGCCCAAGGAACTGGCTCGCGTCGAGAGTGGCGCTCCGGAGGGCACTGACGGTTCACCGTTCGGGATCTGCTGGGCGAAGTACAAGGGCAACAAGAGCAGTCTGGCCGCCAAGCACTCCAAGGGAGAGCACCACACCGACTCTCAATACAAGAAGGCCCTGGCGACTCTTCGTGAGGATGTGGAAGAGGCGCGCAGGCAGAACGCAGGGCGCAGTCGCCTCATGTTCAGCGATGTCGAAGTCAGCCCCACCGCAGCGAACAGACACCTCATCCGCTTCGTGCCGAGGGGGTAACGTGGATCAGGCGGCCATCTCCTGGGCACTGTCCCAGGGCGCACCGGTGACCTGCGCCACCTGTCGCCACTTCCACGAAGGGAACATGCACTGCGGCCAGTCCGATTGCGGTGGTCCTGGCGCAGGCAGGGATTTTCCCTTCTACGACGGCCCGATCCCGCGTGAGAAGTTCGTCGAGCGATGCCTGATCTGTGGTGGGCAAGACGTCGAATTCCACATCATCCTCGGGTCGGACAAGACAAAGTTCGCCCTCTGCAAGAGACACAGGAGGGTCTTCGCTCACGTCGGTGCGGCGAAGGGGAGGCTCAAGCACCCCGTCAAGCTGATCGCCATCCCATGAAGGTTCGGGTCAATAACCTCTCAAAAGCAGACCTCAAAAAGATTCTCAACGATCTTCCGCGACGCATGAAGAACGTCGCGACCGAGGTCGGTAGGGCTGTTTCCGAACAGACCGCCGAGGAAGTCACGAAGCGACTTGAGGGGCACGGCGGCTGGATCGCAGACGTCTACAAAAAGGCCATCACCTACTACGAGGACGCAGAAGGCGGTCATTGGGCTGTTGCAGGCTATGCAGAAACTCGACCGGACCTCTTCGAATGGCCCGCCGAGAGCAGCCTGTTGATGATGACCCAGTACCCCGAGGACTCCCCTTCGAGTATTCTCGCGAACTATCAGCCATGGCCCATCGACGTAATCCCAGCACTCACGAGCGCTTACCCAGGAAAAGCCGAAGTTCGAATCTACGATCCGGGCACCGTGAGCACCTACCGTGATGCCCGTCTTCGCAACCTGCCGACCGTCATCGCTGCGTTGAACGAAGTAGCGCAGGTCGACGAATCGGAAGGTGCGTTGGTCACGGTCGAACGCGTCTACGCAGACGTCAAATACATGGCAAAGCGGCTTGAACTGGGGTTCAACGGTTACCCACGAGTTCCCCACTGGGGTCCCGCTTCATCTGCTCTCGCCTCTAGTGGAGAGCGCTGGGCAACGTCGCCGCCCGTTCTTCGCCTGATCGAAGCAGCGGTAAAAGGCAAGGAACCTGGGAAGGTAGCTACGATGTCCCCCTCGAAGGCCGAGGAATTTGCTCGCATCAGGAAAGCATCTTGGTCTTAGTTTCTTGAGAACACTGGGGTTGCCGCATAGAATGCGGGAATCATGGGATGTGACGAGTTCACTCAATTCGGGATGCGAAATGGCCACGTCGATCTCATCGACTACGACCTGGCTGTGACGCGACAGACCGGCGCGCTTCTCGACGAGGAGCAGAACGAGTGGTACTTGCCGATTCAGTTCTACGTCGAGGATCTGTTGCGCGGTCCGGTCGCCATCGAGAAGGCACTCGTCGTCTACAAGCGTCCTGAGCCAACACAGGTCCAGCACGAAGTTCCGCAGATCGCGATCATCCGCGACGACATCGATCCGGACACCACCCGCCTCTACTCTCCGACTGTGCAGTACCGAGTTCCGGCTGCCGGTGCCACACCTGTCGTCATCTCGTGTGGACCCTTCGGCGAGAGTGTCCTTGGCTACGATTCCTACGAGACCAAGGACAAGGAACAACCATACAACCTGACCTACACCATCGAGGTTTGGTCCCGTTACCGTGTTCCCGCCCAGACCCTCCTGCAAATGATGATGAAAAGGTTCCCGCTTCGTGGGACCATAACCCTCACGGCAACGGAAGAAGCTGGAAGAAACGTTCGGAACGACCGAACCTACCTTTTTTTCCAGGAAGGTCTCGCCGACCTAACTGAAGTGAACTCCATGGTCGAGCGGATTCCGGGGTTCGCGCTTACAATCCGTGTGGAGGCGGAGTTGACGCTGGACCGCGAACCATTTACTGTCAGATCGTTTACTGGGGCTACATCGGAGCAACCAATTCCAGGAACCCCGAACTTTCCTGACGGTTACCCCGATCTTCCGCCTGGCGGACTGTATGGTGATGGTCGAACGTCCGTGCGTACTACTCTGTTGGAGGACTAGCTCATGGCTCAAAAGATCGGATTCGAAGTCGTCGCTACCAAGCCGGTGTGCGTTGACTTCCGCGACGGTCGGTCCGTCAGCTTTCGGCCAGGGCAGCGCTTCACGGCTGCACTGACCAACTCGTCTGTGCAGCGCCTCTTGCGCGTGCGCGAGGTCCGCAAGCTCGGACCCTTCGAGGCGATCCCACCCATGCCGGTCAAGCTGGGTGCGCCGCGACGCGTTCAGAACATCATGAAGCGACGCGCTGAAGTCGACCAAGCTCGACGAGTGGCGCTCGCCAAGATGGAAGCAAGCAAGCAGGCACCTCCAAAGCCTGAGCCGGTTGTGGACCTTGCGTCGCCGGTCAAGAAGACGTCCAAGAAGCAGTCAAGGCCGGACGCGCCGCGTTCGTCTGAGGACAAGTAAGGTCCAGGGGGTAAACCGTGGCACAAGTCGAGTTCCTCAGCGCTGGCGTTTACGGGATTGAAGTAGCCCCGACCAGAGCACAAGAAGGCATCTCCCCCGCCAAGATGGGCATCATCGGCTGGACTGAGCGTGGTCCAGAGAACACCCCCATCGAGGTGAGGTCCGTCGAGGAGTTCACCGGGTACTTCGGCCCGATCAACTCTCGCGGCTTGGTCGCGCTCTCCATGCGTGCCTTCTTCGGCACCGGCGGACAGCGTGCTTGGGTCGTTCGTGTCGTGCCGTCCGACGCCGTCGAGGCGATGGTGGACATCGACGCACCGGCCAAGTGGACGTTCGTGGCCAACGGTGCAGGTGATTGGGGCAACAGCCTCGTCATCCAAGTCTCAGGCAACCGCAACTTCCTGAACCGGACCCCCGGCTCGGAAGGCTACACCAAGTTCGACCTGAAGGTGCTCCAGCCGACCGCCTTCGATCCGAACATCCTGGGCGCAGCCGAGACCTACGAGGCGATCCAGTTCGACGATCCACTGGCCTCCGACTACATCATCGCGGCCATGACCGACCCCCGCAATCCTTCGCTGTTGGTCAACATCAGCACCGGCTTGGGCGGCACTCCGACAGCGTTCACCAAGATCGACGCTACGGACGAGGTGATCGGTACGGGCGACACGCTCGGCACAACCCAGTTCCTCGGAACCCTGGCCTCCACTCCAGTGCTCTCGAACACGCTGCGGATCGTCGCCGCCGACACAGTCGTCGCCGACGAGGACCAGTCGACTGGCCCTGCCTCAGGACCGAACCCGCTCTTCACCAACCCTGGTGTTGCAGCAACCCTGGATCTGAGCACCGTGCCTGTCACGGTCGACCTGTCGATCATCCCCGGCTCTGTCTCGATCACGCTCGACCAGGACACGGTGGGCGCCGAGACGATCACTGACCCTCTTGGTGACGGTGTGCTGGCCGGCTCCGGTACTTCGCTGCCGGGCGGTGGAACCATCGACTACAACACCGGCGCGATGACCGGCATCACTGCTGCGCTGACGGCGAACTCGGCGGTTGCTGAGTCCCACACCCAGCAAGCAGTCACCCCAGCCGTCGACGGGCTCGCAGCCGGATTCGCCTGGGCCACTCCGACCTCTCCGATGCTGGACGGCAGCCTGCGGGTCTTCGCCGCACGCCAGGTGTCGGTCGCCAACGAACTGGCCACGGTGTCTGGGCTCATCAACGACGCCAACGCCACCTACACGGTCGCGGCTGGCGCGATGTCGGACAAGATCCACCGAGAGACCTCGACCTTCCGGCTCAAGTACGCGGCGACCCTTTCGGCCATCGTCACAACGACCATCCACACGGATGGTGGTGGTGGTCTGACGCACGACCTGAGCACCACGCCTCTCACCGTCGGTCTCCCGGCTCATCCGGGAACCGTGGCCATCACGACGTCCTTGGGTACGATTACGGAGACGGCTCCGGGGTCCGGTCTTCTTGCAGTGTCGGCTGCTCTGCCCGCAGGCGGCACGATCAACTACGACACCGGTGCGCTGACCGGTGTCACCGGTGCTCTGGGTCCGGCGTCCATCGTCACCGATGACCACAACACGTCGACGTTCATCACGAAGACCTCGACAGGCAACAACCTGGAACAGGGATCGGTGACCGGCGACAACCTGGTTGGTGTGGCCTCTGGCTACATCGATCTGGTGGACAACGTCACGGCTCCGACCACCAACGGTCCTCTGTCCTTCGTGACGTCCACGACACCAACCGCTGGCACGTTCTTCTTCATGGACTTCGTCCGGCTGATGGTCGTGCTCTCCGACGTGGCTGGAAACCTGACCGGCGACGTCGGTATCGGTGCCAACACCGCCGACTTCGTCACAGGCGTCGTCGACGTCGACTTCGCGGCGGCTGCTCTTCTGGCTGAGACCATCGACGCCAGCTACCAGACCGGCCAGGTGGCCATCGACGATGGTCTCGGCAACCTGATCGGCGACGTGGACGCGGCTGGCGAGAACACCGTCAACTACACCACGGGTGAGTTCGACATCACCTGGGACTCGGCTCCGACTAACGCAACCCCGATCCTGGCGAACTACGTCAGCGTTCCTCGGGTCGCCCAGTACTTCCTCACTGGAGGTTCGAACGGAACCGCCGTCACCCGGGCGGACATCTCCGAGCCGTCTCTGGAGGACGCCCGCGAAGGTGTCTACGCCTTCGACGACGTCGAGGATCCACTCAACCTGGTGGTCCCCGACTTCGAGGGATCGCTCTTCGTGCAGGCCGACATCGTCGACTACTGCGAGGCGCGGAACACTCGGTTCGTGATTCTCGGCTTCGCCAACGGCACGACAGTCGACGAAGCGATCAAGTACGTCCTGGTCGACCAGGCGTTCGACACGAAGGTGGCGGCTATCTACTGGCCGAACATCTACTTCGTGAACGAACTGAGCGGGCGCCCGGAACTGATCCCGGTCACCCCGTTCGTCGCCGGTGTCTACTCCAAGACGGCCTTCAACAAGAACGTCGGCAAGTCGCCTGCGGGTCTCGAAGACGGTGCCCTCGACGCCAACGGAACGGTCGGTCCGGAGTTCGGGAACCTCATCAACGACATTCGTGTCCGCGACAACCTCTACCAGAGCCGGATCAACCCGCTCTTCAATTCGGACGCGACAGGCTTCGTGGTCTGGGGCGCCCGGTCGCTGTCCACCGAGTTCCGTTGGAGGTACGTCAACGCACGTCTCCTCCACAACTTCCTCATGGACGCGATCAACCGGCAGCTTCAGTGGGCTGTGTTCGAGAACAACGGTCCCCAGCTTTGGATCAAGATCGAGACGGCGCTCAAGGGCTTCATGGGCTCGCTCTACCGCCAGGGCTACTTCGCTGGCACTACGGAGGCGCAGGCGTTCTTCGTGGTGGCCAACGCCTCGAACAACAACCAGGGGACTGTCGACAACGGCAGGGTGTTGATCGACATCGGCTTCAGCCCCTTCAAGCCCGCCGAGTTCATCATCTTCCGGCTCAGTCAGCCGGCCAGCACGATCACGGTCTAGGGTCGCGGAGGTAACACATGGCTCGTTCAGTCGAAACTGATCCCTACCACGACTTCAGGTTCCACCTGGTCGATCCTGCTGGTGGCAACTTGGACCCGGTCGCCGGGTTCACT